ATAATAATAATATTTACTCTTACTCAATAGAAATATGTACTCATGTGATTTAGTACACCTATCCTTGACTGACTCAGGCATTGGATTAGGTTTGTGCCATATTATATCTTGTCTTAGATACCATCCATCAGCACGTAATGCAAATGCAAGCATCCAAGGTATACCAATTAGATCCTTATCTTTATATCCTACAAGCTTATTGGATCTACGTGGTGTTGTTACAGGTAAGTCTTGTCTATTCTTTGCAACAGACTGCTTAGGTATACATCCATCCTTCCTGTAATTATAATATGAATCACCAATGTTTAACCACAGTGTACCATCATCAGTCAGTACATCACGTACTGATCGAAATACCTTGACCATTTCTTGAACATATTCTTCTGGTGATTGTTCTTGACCTATCTGGTTATCTTCACCACCATAGTCTCTTAGACCATAGTACGGTGGTGATGTAACACACATACGTGGTCTCTCAGCAATACCAGTGGTAATGTGACCATGTAATGTCTTCAGTGTGTCTCTACAATCACCAAATAATACAGTATTTCTCATATCACACTGTAGAATGTATACTTCAAGAATAGTTCTTGTCCACTCTTGATCTCTTTGATAGTTCTCATGTAATATATCTTACCCCACTCTTGATCTTCTTCGATCTTAACACAGTTGGGTGTCTCACTATGATTAACAAAACCACCAAGAGGTGTTCTCATAATAGATTCATCCACAACAACATGTGATATACCTAGGTCAACACCTTCAGGTATATCATTAGTAGCAAATAATCCTTGACCTGCTACTGGACTGTCTTTAACTTTAATGAATTCAGGTAGTGCTTGATACATTACAACTCCACTGTTCTTTGATGAAGATGACCTGGATCACCTCTTTTATGGGACATACGATATGTTTCAATATCACCTGCTGTTGCTAACCATCCAGTTAGTATAATTTTCTCTTTATCATAAGGTGGATTACCTCTATGAAAATGTGTTACACCTGCTGGCCACAACACACCTTTATTCTCTTTAGGTTTTACCCTAGTACGTTGCATAGGGAATTCTGTTTCTCCTCCCTCTTCAATATCATTAAGATATATCATCCAAGCTAAGTTCTTGCATGAGTTATGATATCCAGTAGACTCTGTATGAAATTTATGATAACCAGCACAAGGTTCTGTCTTCTGTAATAATGTGATACCATTCATCCAGTCAGCATCTATATCTTTGAGTAGATAGAACTCCTCTAGATATGGACTTAACATTTTAGTAAATATAGCGTCAGATACATCTGCTGCTATGTAAGGCCAAAATGCTTCTACTATTATTTGTTTATCATTTACAGTACCATTGTTTCTTTGATGCAATCCATCTCTACCATCAATATGTGCTAATGGATTAGATTTATTCTTAACATCAGGTCTTCTTACCCTCTGTGATAATGATGTGGATATCCTTAGAAGTTCATCAAGAACTTTTGGTTCCAATACATTATTATATTCTCTTATGAATGTTTCGTTATCATACATCAGTCGTGAAATCCAGGTATAAATGTTTCAAGTTCTCTTGTTGCATTGGCTCTTGTCTGGTCTAACCTAGCATATAGATCAGAACAATCAAGACCATCAATTTCAGGGTCAGGTGCTTGCATCATTAATGACTGCAAATAATATAGTTCTTGAGTGTTCACCTCAAGCATTGTAACAACTGATTCAGATTTCATGACAACCATCTGGTAATATGTGAGAGTCTGGATCTTTAGTCCAGTCTATAAATTCATTATAACTCATCGCCTCGCCTTCGTCAACCTCTCTCAGGTACTCTTTATAAGATACCTTCAGTTCTGCCCCTTCTAGAGGCACTAAGAGGTGTCTCAGGTCATCTCTGGTCTGTGCAAGTTCATACAAGCAATTGAAGTCATCCTCATCAAGAATGACTTCAAACTTTAATTCTTCTTCCATTAGTATCTTGATGGGATCTTATCATATGTATCATCCACATACTTACGTGGATTTTGCATTCTCTCTACCATCTCAATAACCTGATCTTTAATTTCCATCAGCTCATAAAAACATTTCTGGTTATGAGCACAACCTCTTAGTCTATCATCAGGTTTGTACAAAGACTCTAACATGAGAGTCTTTGCACGATCCCACTTTTCATAGGACTCTGATGGTTGCATCACTCCTCCTCAAAGTAAATACCATGAACAGCGTTGAATGTATCTACTGAGAGATAGTCCTGATTGTGGACATCTGCATCACCAGTAACAATGAACTCTTCAACAAAGTATCTAGGTGAGACACCTAATGACTCTGCTGCTGCAAAAACTTCACCTGATTGCTCATCATCACAACCAAGGTAATCAATTGAATACTCAAGATCAGTAAGAACGGATTCTACAGACATGTGCGTGTATAGTATAGTATAAGGTGATGGTTTCCTATCGCCTCCATGTCTGAAACCATCAAAGGGACATGCAGCAGTTAGAGGGCGTGTGTGTGGTGAATTACCCCAACGGTCATGTGTCTGCTTCTAAGTCAGACTAGTCGGGAACCTCTCAACAGATCTAATATAACAGGTCTCAGGGGTCTGTGTTGGATGAGTGTGCCAGTTTGTTGAACTGCACACTGACTCAACCAAATGACCTCCAGTGGCTATAGTGTATGAGTCCTGTATCAAGGTCAGTATATTCTGGGTTAAGCATCAGTTTAACATCACCAGCGACTGAACGCAAGTATGTTCCCTTACCCTCACAACTCTTAACGTAGTGTGGTAGTGTCGATGGGAACAGAAGCAAATCACCTTTAGATACCTCTAAGGTTTGATACTGTGTATTGATGAAGTTAGACTCCCTCTTTAGACTCCTCCTTGGACTCCTTGGGTCATATACACCATCAAAATACTTGTTGAGATTCTTATTAGGGTTACCAAATGTTATGAATGAATCACGTGGTGGATCAACATAGTATATGAATGATAGATCAGCACATGCATGAGTATGTTCTCTCATATCATCACTATAATCTAACATGGTACACCATGACTTCATAATATATGGTATAATCTTATCAGTGTTAATACTTGCTTGTTCTAAGCATTGTATAATATTATTTGTTAAGTCATTAAAGAATGGTTCTAACTCAGCATCATGATGCATCAGACATTTATCTCTGGTCTCACCAGTTGAAGGATATGATCCCTCCATTGGTTCATGAGGATCGAAATGATATTCTTTCTTGTGCTTCAACAACTCTTCCCAACGAGTCATCTTACATTGGTAAATAACTGTAGGGAAAAAAGGATGTATTTGATAATTACTCATGTCTATTGAATCATATGGTAGCTATCTAACAGAAGATAGTGCGATCAAACTAAGAACTGAAGCTGATAATATTAAAGAACATGATCCATTAGAACAAAAGACTTGGTGGTATAGTTTTAATAGACCACCACAAAATATAATAGAAGAATTTATATTCAAGTCATCAAGACAGCACAATACATTTGAAAGTTATATTGGTGCTGAGTGGTGGATCAGAACTCATAAGAATAAGTCAAGTGCATGGCCATTTCATATTGATGCTGACCTTGGTCGTCACAGAAAGAAAGAAGGATATATATCTGCTCCATTTTGTAGTGTAACATATCTATCTGACTATGGTCAACCAACTGTGTTGATTGATCGTTATCACGACTGGACTATACCTACTAATGATGGATGTTATATAACTGGTGATAATATGTGGACTATGTGGTCTGCACCTAAGATGGGAAAACATATATCATGGTCACTACCATACTTTCACGGTGTTGTTCGTGATTATGGTGACTTTCCAGAGGGTGAGACACGAGTAACACTCATGTATAACTGTTGGAAAGGTGAGAAACCTTATGCACCTGAATGTATAGAATACAATCTACCTTATAAAATATCAGAAGGGACTGTTGATATACTACCAATCAAGGATAAGCTAGAGTTCTTAATACCACATGGTTTCACAACCATTGTTCTTGAGGGTGAGGAATTAGCACTACAATATCATGGATTTAACCAGAAGGGTAAGTCATGGATGGTAACTCAAGAAGCACCTAAAGGTGTCGATCTTAACCCACGTTTTCCCAAGCAAGAACACCATTAGAATCAAATACACATGCATATATGTAATGATCTGCATCTGGACATAGACTAGACTTAGGGAACCAGTCCTCTGCATCTGATTGTGCTGTTATCTTATCATTGTAATGATATGTACCATAAGTAGATACTTTAAAATTTTCCCACACTGCGTCAGGCATGAAATCTTTATACCATGTCCACACAGTATTAATCTTAGTTACATCACTAGCACTCTCTAGTGCTCTCATCTTCTGACCATCATGCCAGATAAATGATTTACCTGATGCCTTAGCATAGGCAGATAGTGTATCTTTTAATGCTTTATAGTCCATTGTTACTTATTCCTGTATGTGTCTGCAAATTTCCTCATCAACTTATATTTAACAGAGTTAAGATATGTAGCAGGATCGATGTCTGGTTTCCATTTCTTTGGATCCAATGATGCTAGTACATTAGTAATCATATCTTCATAATCATATATTAACTCACGTATATACTCATCTTGTACTAATGTCTCAACCCACATGACTGATACTCTACGTTCACCTTTGGTTACAGGATTAACTGAATGCCATAGATTTGGATCAAAGAATATAGATTCACCTTTTTGTAATCTAAACTCATATGTTTCAGTACCATATCTAACCATCAATCCACCACCTTCATACTCAGTACAGTCATTAATAGCAGTTACCATAACATAGTCTGATCTTATCGAAGTACCATCTGCTCTGCCCATGATAGGTAAATCATTATGCCAATTATAAAATCCACCAACCTCTTGGTTGAATGGATCCTTCTCGTCAGCAACATACTTGACGAACATTGGTACTGTTATTGCTCTCACCATGATGAGCTTAGCAAATTCAGAATTCCACCATTGATCTTGGAACAGTTTAGATGCTGCTCCATCATCATCGATCAGTTCTTGGTTACGTTTAATAAACCTATTAGGACTACCAGTAGCCTTACCATCACGAAATTCTTTACAATCATATAAATTGCTAATGTTATCACAGACAACATCAGACAACCACTTCATTCTTCGTATCACTAGCTTCCTTTCATTTGGTCAACTATTGCTTGTTCTAGTTCTATCTGTTTGATTAACCCATCAATAGGATCAGACATATGTGATACACCAGGTATGTTTAAATTAAATCCCTTTGAAGTAGGTGCTTTAATTCTAACTGCTACTCTAATATAATCTAACATTGCTGAATCCATTTTTCTCTCGGCATCTGGTGTACCAGGGAAATCACAGTACTGTTCGTCAGTAGATAAGTAAGCAACTCCACTATTATAAGGCAAGAAGTTGTTTTTGTAAACCTTTGGATCAATAGGTATCTTGATACTCTGAACTAGATTAGTACCAGCAACCTCAAATTGATCAGGTAACTCACGTATCTTCTGTCTCCATGTCTTCCAGTCTGTTTTCTCATCAGCAGTAACAGGTGCATCCTCTAACATTGTCCAGTCAGATGTATGCAATAGAAAATCTCTCCAGATTTTAATCCTAGTTAATGATAAACCTTTCTCTTTCTCTATTATCTTAGTTACTATACCATTAACATCTGTCTCTACTACTGATAGAGATGCATCAAATGCCTCTCTTGCAGCAGTAACCATATCTCTTACATTCTCAATGGTTGGTTCTGTAAACTGATAGTCTTTCCAATAATACTGTCCAGTAGTATGATTACGTACATACTTCTGCTTATCACATTTCCATGTCTCTGATGAACCATTACTATATTCAAACTTTACTAACTTATCTCTATCAGCACTCCACAAAGGATATAATACTGGTACAAAATAAGCATCCCAACTGGTATCAGATATGGTTTGAGTATTACCACCTCTTGTTACACGATGGGTAGCACCGTCAATAATTAATGTGTTATTGTTTAATTCCATTTTACACTGGTTGTTGATAGAACCATCCTGTTACTATGTATTTAGTTCGTTTAAGTACTAGATTGCCCTTATGAGTATGAGTAAATGAACCAGGAAATATACAAACTGTTCCTGTGGTGGGTTTAATCCTTCTCTTTTGATAGAAAAACTCTGTCTCTCCTCCTTCAAAATCTTCATTGAGATATATTGTCCACACTAAATCTCTATTCTGTTCATTCCATGAACCATTCTCATGATGAAATACATGATAACCACCACCTTCAGGTGTCTTCTGCATCTTTGAAGTCCATGATGTAAGAGGTACTTTAGCTAGTGCAGAGTATTCAGTACAATAATGATTAAGACATGCTTGTAGATATTGATTAACACGTGCATTCAACATACTATCCATATTGTCTAGCATGAGAGCATAGTCTTTTCTTCCCAATTGCTTATCCTGAAACTGATCAGCACCTACCATTGCATTTGCTTCAGCAGCAAATGGATTCAACGGTTTAAGATCCTTCTCCATATTTCTTTGAACTGCACCCTCTTCCCATCTCTCAAAGAAATGAATAAGATCATTACAGAATGCAGATGGTACAAAATTTGGCCAAACAGCAATGAAATCATCGAACTCAGCTTTCTCACCCATCATATTGACAGGTATAATAGGCGTGACCATCTCCATGTAGTTGGACGCACCTGTTCCAGTTATAGACATAATTTAATCAATAAGCTTTTATCAAATATTTAACCCTAAAGTATTTTAACACAAGAGGCACTGCTTGTCTAGGTACTATTGCAGGAGCAACACTTATTGACTCAGCACCAGTCATAGTAAGAGTACCCTCATTCATTGAGATACCAGCACCAGAAGGATCAACGCTCATGTTATCCTGTGAGATAAAGTTAACAGTCTTACCATTATCATTAGCTTTACCATCATTCCACTTATGAATACCAAAGATATTTTGGTTACCAGCTGGTCCATCTTGTACATAAGCATCACTAGTACCACCACCAGAATAATCTGTGTTAGATGTATCACCAGCAGCACTAGGGAATGATCTACCAGAACCCCATATAATTCTTACAATTCCAGGTCCACCATCACCAGGATCAGATGCTACTGCACTAGATGAGTGATGATAGTTTGCACCACCTCCAGCACCATATCCTTGACCATCACCACCAAATGCATCATTATATACTGTACTACCACCAGTACATTCTGTTCTAGAATTCATTATAATACTACCATTACTATTGTCTGTTATCGTCCAACCAATACCAGCAGGGTTATCTGCCCATGTATCATTACCAGGAGTAGAAATATTGGTTACCTGAAATGTTATAATATGTGGTCCTTCTGTAAGACCTGTTAATGTAACAGATGTTGATGGTGTACTAGGTGTTGGTGTAGATACTGAATTAAATGATTGTGTCATTAATGTACTACCATTAGGTGCTAACCAACTCATAATACCTTGATTATCACAAGCCATTTCTACAGTAATACTATTATATCCAGCAGCAGGTACATCTAACACAGCACCACCTACTTGTGCTTGTCCTAGGTAAGGATCAACAGTACCCATAGCTTGAACAGCAGGGTATATTGCATAATCTAACAGAAATGCTGTCCATACAGCAGCACTACCAGATGATATATTACCAGAATTTACTGCGACCCAGTTCTTTGTACGTGCTTGTGGTGATGCTGTATTCTCACCATTCAAACCACCTGAACCTGCCTGACCTCCAGATACTACACTGTAAGTAGAAGTAACAGCATTACCACCAATACCATCAGAGCCAATTCCTAACTTACCTGTACCACCGCCACCAGCACCACCATTCACACCACCAGCAAGGTTGTAGTCACCACCAGCTCCAGCACCACCAGATCCAGATGGAGCATTTTTTGATGTTCCACCTCCACCGTTACCAGCATAGCCAGCTGCACCACCGCCACCACCATATGTGGTAGAATCGCCTCCCATACCACCACCACCAGCAGTACCACCTTGCCATGTTGTTGAGTCAGCAAGTCCACCTAAATGAGATCCTGGTCTTCCTACACCACCACCTCCAGCAGCACATGTTGAGTAGTTGTTAAAGTAAGATGTTCCTCCATTTCTTCCAGTACCTATTATTGCACCAGTATCACCTACACCACCTTTACCAACTTTTAAATTATACTGTGTCCCTGGTGTAACACTCATACCACTGATCCATGCTAAGGCTCCACCACCTCCACCAAGGTTACCTCCACCTCCACCAGCACCACCACCAATACAAAGTACTGATATTTCTGTGACTCCAGAGGGAACAATCCACGTATCATACTTATCAACACCTACAGTTGTAGTAAATTCTGCCTGACCTTCAGCATCAGTTGGTGTTTCAGCAGCATTCTCATGAGCATACTTAGCTGCTATATCATATGAATACATATCCTTCGGTGTATCCAATGCTGAATCACTACCACTCTTTACTGGTCTTTCTAACGCCAACCAATGTGTATGTGATGCTGCTGTACCTCTTTCTGGATCATAGTCAAGAATAGCACCATAACCAGTTTCATATCCTTTCTGGTTATCATAGTTTGAAGTTGAACCAGATTCCATAGTTTGTCTCTGGTCATGTCCACTAGTAAGAACTGTATGGTTATGTGGTGGTGGACCTGATAAAGTTTTCTCTTCTAAAGGTCCAATTGTTAAAGTGGCTTGACCTGTTAATGATCCAGTAATAAATGCTGTTACACTATCATAACCACTGACCCTAGCACTACCAAAACTATACTCCTTTAACTGTCTTGCTCTAGATATATACCACTCACCACCTACATCTCCTACTTCCATAGCAGCATCGTCAGGTGTTATTGAACCAGGTCCATCTATACCACCTGGTCCATTAATTCTTTTCATTCTTAGATCAGGTACTTTAAATGTACCTAGGTCAGTGCTTCCTGCTGTATGACCTGCTCTACCTGTCTTTGAACCATTCCAATTCTTTATGTTTACATTAGCATCACCGCCATACTTATTACCCAAAACCTCATATAATAATGGGAAATCAGATATATTTAAGTCTTGTCCTTCACAATAAACATAACCAGGATAATTATATGCTACCTTATCTTTATCAATAACATTTGATGTACTGTGAGCATCTACATACACAGCAATAATTGACCCAATGGGAGCTCCCATGTCTGCTGATAAGTCAGAGTAATGGTGGTTATATAAACCCTGATCTCTTTTGTTAGCGAAAATAGGCATTAGAACTTAATTAGATATTCGAGAACAATATATGGTGAGACAACATCATCAAATTTAATAACAGTGCTTGTCCTTAGATTAACCTCTGCGGTTAATCCATCAGGTCTCACAGTTTGTACATTAGTAGTGGCTTCATACTGAGTATTACCATACTCACGTTGTATTCTATGAGTATGTAATGTATAATCTGTTGTCTCAGATCCTGGTGGTGATTCACTAGCATCAACAGTATTCTTAGCAGCAGGATATTCAACTTGGTTTCCTTCATCACCAGTTCTAGTATCATATGCCCATGCTTCACCTAAGTTAATAGTAGTTACATTTGGCCATGATGTAGCAGTGTAATCATTTACTGATACATTATTAGGATTCCATAATGATGGTAATGCAGTTACAGTAGAGTTTGCACCACTAGCATCTGCCCATCCCATGAAATACTTGTTCCAATCAGTACATCTCCATGCACAGTTACCTAATCCACCAATACTATTCTTTGTCTGATAATATTCTTGTGCTCTAGCATTACATTCACTTACATTTAAACTAGCTGTATAACTATAGTCTTGTGCTCTTAAATATGATGGTCTAGAGAGATTTGGATAAGCTGGATGATCTTTAACTGCAACATAATTTATAGTAGTATGATGCATGTGAGGTCCAAAATCACCAGAGTCTACACTTTCAGCCTCAGTTTGAGTTGGGATAGTCCATCCTATATTACCATTTAATGCAAAGTTCTGTTGTGGTACAGTAAATACACCGTTAAATGAAACTTGAGCAGTATCACCAACATTAGAATTAATATTTACACCAACACCAGCCTTCTTAACTACACTAGAATTAGCACCAGTACCACTTATTACCGTTGCATCATTAGTAATACCTACATTACCAGAGGCAGATGCTTGAATATGTTTTGAACCTAGATCAGGAACTTGAAATTGATTATCATTTAATGTTGTATTCTCTTTCTTGTATATACTACCAGAACCTGTCCCAAGTATTTCTGCTAACCTTGGATATAAATCTGAACTATAAACAGCTCCATCACACTTTAAATAACCTGCTGGTAAATCTGTCTTATTTGCAACAGTGTTTGGATCTGGATCGACAACAGTACTAGACCAGTTAATTATAGTACCTGGTGCATTACCTAATTTTGCTTTTTCCTTTTGATAATGCTTCATTTAGAATGCCCTGATCAGATACATCATACTCAACGAAGGAGTTTTCATATCAACATTAATATTTAGTGCTGATGGAATATTCTGTGCTGCTACAGTATTTGCAGTACCAGACAGAGAACTTGATATCTTAATATCATCTACTGGTACGATAGTTGGACACTTCAAATATCCAGGATTCATAGTCACTTCAAATGTATAGTGTGAGTGCATTCCCTGATTTTGGTGGTATTCATTATTATGATCCAAAGTAGTACCAAATGTCTTGGATGTACTAGCATCTTGAGCATCAAATAAATTAGTAGCAATAGCATCTGCAGCAGTTTGCTGACCTATCATACCAGCAGTACCATTATATGAATACCAGTTTTTCAAAGATGTATATCTACCATAATCAGTATGACTAGACATTACTGGGTTGGTATGTGATCCAGCAACAGTACCATCATAAGTTGCACCTATAGGTCTAGGTATCGGACCTGCCCATACAGGTTGTGGTGCAGAATATGCCTGACCAGTAGATCCAACATAGTTTGCATTTGATAGCCTAGGTTGAGACATATCAACTAATGTAACACCCTGACTATATCTTGTTACATAACCATATCCACCAGGATTACTACCAACTGAGAAGGCATCTCCACCTGGTAATATCTGTGCTTCTTTATCATTACCTTCACAGCATCCTAGAGCAGTTGGACACTCAAATCCTTCAACTGCTTCACCTTCAAGTAATGCAGTAGGATATCCAGATAGGTTAGCTGGATTAGAATGTCTATGACTAGGCATGTGATCCTTACTAAGTTTTCTAGGTATCACATAGAATGTCTTGAAATATGATGGTGGGTTAACTGTAAATCCTTTAATCTGTCCTGTTAAATTACCAGAATCAGATACTGTAAAATTAACGTCAGCAGGTGCATTCATTGATGTTGCTGGACTAACACCACTACCATCACCTGATATTAGTTGTGTTCCTCCCTGTGGTATTAATACATCATTAACAGAGGGAAGAATCCATTCAACTTTCAATACAAGAGGTGTCACACCTGATGGTAAATCCACTGCTTGTATAGTTATAGTATCATTTATTGCATATCCTGTTCCACCATCAGTAATAGATGTAACAGCAGCTCTACCAGTACTATCAACGTCAAGTACAATAGTCAAACCACTACCAGTACTATCATCAGCAGTTAAAGGTCCGAAAGTATATGTTGTACTTGCTCTTAAGTCATCTATTTCACCAGATGTGATAGACAATCCACCAACTGAATTACTCTCAGCTGTTTGTCCCATCTGCAAATGAGCATACTGTGCTGCTGAGCTCACATATGATGGTTCATAATCAGCAAGAACCCTACCATTTAAGTTAGGTAATCTAAAGACATCACCACTAATGTATGAACCATATGCTCTACCATTAAGACCACCAGTAGGTCCATAGGTATTACCAAGAACAGAAGCAAGAATAGGATATTCCATACCTTCTAATGTCTGTCCAGTACACTCCAACCACCCTTGAGGTATTGATGCTCTATCACCAGACCAAGGGAGTATTGTCCCAACGGACGCTCCCTGCATTTTCCTAGTAGACTCGTAATATTTCATCGGTTTATATCTCCGCTAGCCACCATCCTTGGTAAGTGGACGGTATTGTATTTGCCTCACTGTCTTCGGAACCAGCATATACTAGACCAAATCCAGCATTACGTGTTTGAACAATAAGTTCACCACCAGCGTATGCACTACTTAGTCCACCAGCATTTGTTCCTTGTGCATCACCTTGAATTCTAACACTCAAAGGAGCACGAATAATTAATGATGCATCATAAGAGAGGTTACCTCCAACCTCAATGAATCTAATCATATCACCAGTCTCTGCATCAGCAGGTAGTGTGAATACAGTATCAGCAGCAATGGTAATCATATAGTTCTTACCACTTTCTAGTGTAGCAGTAGATGTAACATATGTCCAATGTCTACCACCATTCTTATTATAGAACTTAGTAACACCAAATGCATCAATAGCAGCATCCTGACGGATTCTGTAGTTACGATTAGCATTTACACCCAAGTTAGTGATGTTCAGTGCATAATCTGTAACAGCAGGTGTTGCAGTAGATGTGCTAACAATGTTAACATGACCACCGTTGACTGTTAAATCACCATCTCCTAGTGCAGAACCAGAAGTACCGATTCTTGTATCACCAGTCTGTGCATCAACTTCAAATGTAGCAGTAGAAGCACCACCGAATTGAACTCCAGTTGCACCACTGTAGACTTTAAAGTCATCATTGATTGATAGTAGACCACCAACTAGTGTGTTACCTGTAGCAGAATTAACATAGAATGAGTTTTCTGCAGAATCAACAGAACCTGCCTGACTATTGTTATTAAGTCTAAGGTTACCAGATAACCATTCCTCACCATTCTTATTAATGATTGCTTTAGGAGCAGCTTCAGTACCAACACCAACGATAGTTAACTTACCATCGCTATCAACTGTTAGTCTTGTAGCAGGTAGTGTCTCACCATTGACTATTCTAAACTGGTTATCAGTAGAGTTTGTATCAGCATTACCATAAAGGTTCATCGTAAAGTCTTGATCGCCAAGAACATTAGATGTAACACCACCATATACAGAGTCAATTACGAATCTAAGTGCATTAGTACCATCATTAACAATAAACTTCTCAGAGTTAGTATTGTTAACTGATACAATCTGTACAAATTCACCAGATGGACAAGATGAAGATGGATTAAGTCTTAGATAATCATTTTGATTGAACTGTCCACCAAACTCAGCAAGTGATAGTAATGTATCACTGAAGTTAAGAACAGCAGATCCAACTGTACCGCTAATTGGAACTGTAGAACCACCAGGATCAAGTGATAACTCAAACCTTGTGATGCTATTACCAGTATCATTAACTGCTTTTACAACGAAGTAGGTTGCTGTAGTATTAACACCAACGATACTTCCAGTATTGGTGAACTTAACTGCATCACCTGATGCTAGTTCGCCAATAGGAACTTCAAGTGAATTAGATACTGGATTAATAGCACTAATTGTAGGTGTAGTAGAGTTCTGTGGAACACGTCCAAGTAGGAATGTTGCACTTGGTGACTTCTCTAACTTACGAATAACGGTGTTATCATTATGAATTGCTACAGTTGTACAATCTGTACCTCTAGAAACCTTAACTCTTCTGTTATTCTTATCAGCACCAGGTGAGACAACCTCAACTAATTCTGTTCCGATAATAATAATATCACCAATATTAATACCTTCCACGTTATTAAGTGGTAGATACTCATAATCTACATCAGCAGAGTTATTTGTCCATGTAGTAGTTGAACCACCAACAGCACCAGAAGTATCAATCTTTGTTTTATCTAATGTTAAAGCAACAGCAACACCAGGTGTACCAGTTACAGAAACCTTATCGGTATCAGAAGCGGTTGTAGAAACTTGAACATTGTTTCCACTTTGACCAACAATATAATATATGTCGTTGGTATTAACACCTGTTAATCCACTTACATCAGTGAACTTAACTTGGTTACCATCAATGAAGTAGTTTTGTACTAATGTTAATGTACCATCTGAGTTATTAACACTGCTAACAGTCTCTGCACCATCAATATCATCAACAAACTTATAGAAGTCAACATTAAGATCAGTTAGAGATCCAGTAGCATGAGCAACCTTAGATGTACCAAGTTTTGCTCTTTGAACTGTAACAGTACCACTATTGGATCCACCATGCATAGTGGTATCACCATAGATGTCTGCATCACCATTAACTTTTAAGGAGTTTCTAATAGTTGTTGAACCAGCAACACCACCAAAGTTTAATACAGATGCTCTTGATGCAAAGTTAACTTCAGAACCAGCACCAGCTCTTGTGAATAGATTGATAGTCTGTGAATTAGACTGTAGATCACCACCATTAACATCTAAGTCACCGTCAAGTATGGTCTGAGCATTCTTAATTGTGAACGTA